GAATTTCTTTCAGCGGATCGACGTAGCCACGCGGCGGGGGGGCCCACCAGACGGCGGTCCAGAGATCCATGTCGGCGTAAAACCGGTTGATGTCGCCACCAGGGATGCTCCAGTACCCGCGCAGCAGGGCTTCCTCCTGGACGTAAGACCAGATGGGGTCGCAGAAATGCCGGAAAAACCATGCCCGGTATTCCGTACAGACCCGCCAGAATTCAAGGAGTGCGGCCCGGGCCGAGCTGTAATTGGTCTGCGAATAGTCCTTGAGCAGCTGCTCGTAGGGGACGCCTGCGGCGGCACCGATGGTCCGCAGGATCAGACGGAAAAAACCCTCGAAATTGTTGCCTGGACGATTGCTTTGCAGCATCTGGGCTTCTTCGCCCTCGTTCAGATACAAAATCTGGGCTGGGTTGATGCGCTGATGATAGACACGCTGAGGCGATTCGTCCCCTTCGCCGCCCAAGCCCATGCCTCCCAGGGCGGTCTTGATCGCCATGGGGAGCGAAGATGTCAGAATCTGGGCCACGACCTCGTAGTCCAGAAAATCGTATTTGTCCTTGAACAACTTCACGACCGGGGCCAGGGCCGGTTCCCCGCGCCATTGCTCGGCCCGGCTGTACCGATAGCCGTGGAACACGAGTCGCCTGTGCCCGCGCCGGGCATCGACAGCCTGCCACCCCTCAATCTCGTACGCTCCGGCTGACGGGTTTTTGATGTGATACCGGATGGGTGCGCCGGTGGCAGGGTCGATCTCGATACCGTCCCGCAGATTCGGATCGTCCAGGCTGGCGAACGGGGAACAAAGCCTGGAGGGATCCACGTCCTGCAGAGCGAACGAGAATCGGCGACCGGGATTGTCGAGCATCCTGGACAGGAAGAGGAACTCGCCGCAACGCAGGGCATCCCGGATAGCCAGCCCCTGCATGTCGAAAAAATGCAGTCGACCAGCGGCATGGGCCTCCAGACACCAAAGACGGAACGCCCGTTCCTGGTCACGTCGAATCCCCCGGACCTCATCATGCGACAGGTCCAGATCCGAGGCTCGAACACGGCTTTGCGGAGCCAGTCCCCAGCCTGAAATGTTCAGGGTTTTGGTGTCGATCAGGCTGGCGGCGTGCCCGTCGTTCGCCGCCAGATCCTCCGCCCGATCGACGAGGGTTTGACGATCCATGGAGGACTGCGGACTGCCGATCCTGACGGGATGCCAGCCGGCCATGGTCCCGGCATGGCCGGATGCTACGCGGCGGACGGGCCTGGAGCGAAACGGGCGGACAGCGGCGGCCGTGGCGGCCATGCGACGGGGTGGACGGCTACCCATGATCGGCCAGCCCTCCGGCGATGCGGGCGGGAACTAGGCGCGGGCCGCCTCCCAGGGTGCCCTGGGAAGAGAGCTTCACGGCCCGGGAATACAGGAGAAGATTGTGGCGGATTTCGGCTGCGTCGGCCCGGGTCAATGCCCTGCCGGCGAGTTGATAGGACTGGCTGGTGGCGACTGCGGCTTCCGCTGCCTTCCAAAGTTCCAGACGATCCCGGAGCTCGTCGACGGTATGCACATCCGCGAGAATGGCGGCATCACGAAGCAGGGTTCCGGTGTCGGTGTTCATGCCGACCAGATACCGGATATCGACAATTCATGCGCGTGCGTTTGATAACGGTTGATAGTGATTTAGAAAGAATCTGCGCCACGCACAAAATTATTCAACATGCCCGGCATCCATCTCTGAAGCGAGGATAATAACGTCTCAAAAATGGACACACAAGCGTCATTTCTGGTATATCTCCTGATACAGATGCAGCGCCTGCTGTTCGGTCACTGCCTGCTGTTCGGGAGAGAGTTTCCCGCAATAGACCTTGACATTTCCGATGTCGCCATCATTAATTTTTGGACTTCCTGATAGCAAAATCAACTTATACCACGCACACCCAAGCATAAGATTAGCAATGAATGGATTCTTTGATGTGCTGTATAACCATGCTAAATTTCTTTGGGCCTGATAGTCGCCCTGTATAGCCTTTTCGGAATACTCGTTAAAATATCTCTTCTCACGGTCTGACTCGCTTTCATCCTGAGACACGTTGTTCTCTGTCTTGTTATCCTTTTTCCAGCCTTCAATCGTCTCATATTGAAGCTGTTGTCCAGTAAGCGGATTGATACCACCTTGGACTTGAGCCGCATAACAGATTCCATACCATCCCTGGGCCGCAGCCACGCCGACGGCAAGCAACACCGCCAGAGAAACCGCAGCCGCCGTGCGAGCGGCGACTCTGCGCATATGCCCTCCATTTTTCGATGACCGATATCGTATGCACTTCAGCCTGACAAGCATCCGATACGAATGGGGGCAATACGCGCAAAATCACGCTTCGTGCTCCTGACGAAATCGCTCGACCTCCGAGGCCCGCACCCGGTAGGCGACGTTAATGCGATAGGCCTTGAGCTTCCCGGCCGCTATCAGCCGATAAAACGACGCCTGGCTGATCCCCAGGATAGCCATGACCTCGGTGCGATTGAGGCCACGATCAAAAACGGCGTGCGACATGCTACCTCCCGCTCCCCCACGACCCGCGCCCAGACAACCCGCCCCGCAAATCCAGGACGGACGGTGGCGAGGACACAGGCCGGGTTTGTTTCACCGGTTGATCCTGATTCTGCACGCGCTGCGGCCTGGGCAACAAATCCAGGCATGGATTCCAGAGCACCGAGCACAGCGCCTCATGGTACACAAGGACATCCCACTGATGGTTCGCCCGTGATCCCCGTTGCTCCCAAGACACGCGGCCCTTTGCGTCTCGCACCTTGCGTTCCGCCGTCAGTTGCCGCAGATATTCGGCATCCGTCTCCGCATGGAAATGGATTGGCCGCCCGGTATCCGGTTCATTCAAACGCTCATCCACGATGTCCTTGAAATAGGCGGTATCGATGGTCCGCAGTTCAATAACGTGCCCCAATTTCCGCTTGCTCTTCGGCAACACGTCCACCTCACTGCGCCGCACCGCTTTCTGCTGGGCTCCGGAGGCACCCTTGAGGCCGAACATCCGGCCGCGACGGGTCTTATCCTGCAGCCACAGATAGGCCTCCTCGGTGCGTGACCAAACCTCGCCCTTTTCCTTGGTGCCGCCAGTGTCGAGGCCTCCCCGCCAGATGCCCATACGGGAGCCGTCGGCCATGGGCCATGTGGTGTCAAAAATCACCTGGAGTTCCTCCCAGGTTCCGACGTCGCCGTAATCGATTACCCACGAGCGACGGACCGGCCGCACCGCGTGCGCCATGACCGAATACAGAAAATACCGTTGCTGCATGTCCACGGCCAGGGTCAGGGCCACGGTCCCGGTGGGGACCGTTCGGGGAACTAGGTCCGCATCGACGAGCTCGGCGAGACGTTCCTCCCCGGGGTCACGCACCACGTTTTCCCATGGCTGGCAACAAATCTGGGTGACGAAATATTGCTTTTTCAGAATGTTGGTTTTTGCGAGGAGACTTGCGGCCGCACATTCGGACAGGCTGACGAACCGGCTGACCCAGGCCGGCAGATGCAACCCGACGGACGTGGGCGCGGCCACCTCAATGCGTGGACGCCATTCCCCGGAGGCTACCGCCTGGTTGCGCAACCGGTCATCCCACTCGCTTCCGCACACCTCACAAACATATCTGGCGGCCCTGGTCCGCACCATTTCACGAGGATCGTCCACCCCATGAAAATGGATTTGTTCAAATTTCATGAGCTGATCCGTCCCACACAACGGGACCGGACAGCGGACGTAGTAATCATAGACAACGTCCGATTCATTCTCTATCGCCTGCCAGATATATCCGTTGGACGTGGTGACAGTGCACATTTTGAGGATCAGGCAGGTATTACTGTATGAGCGAGTGCGATCTTCAATCAGTGATATGGGAGAGGCTTCCTTTCCGGCGAAATCTCCGTATTTGTCAGTCTCATCCATAATCACATACCGGATAGAATCTGATGCAATCGAGGATACCGCCTTGGCACTGGCCAGGGTCAGATCAAATCCGTTCGCCAATTTGACCCCGGCGTATCCGATGTCCCGAGCCCGTCCCGTGGCCAGCGTCCGCAGCCGATCCGTTTTCGTGAAGAGTGGTTGCAGCCGTTTTTCAAACGACCGCTTCGAG